TATAGCGACGATCTGAAGCTCACTAGAACATACTTCACAGTCCCGTATGGTTCTAAATCTATAAATGCTAAATATGCAAAAGAAATCCTAGAGGATTTTGTAACAAAAGAGCTATAATGATAGTAAATTAAATGGAGGCTAAGATGCTAAAAAACATCAACACAACAGGGCTGATTGTATCAGCACTCAACATCATAGCCTCCCTAAGCTTCTCTGTTTTCTTAACGGGTAGCTTGACCAACAATACTGATGCTTTGAATCTTGTAGCTAACGTATTTTCAATACTATCTGGCTTTTTACTATTAGTTATTACTATGTCCGGTGAAAACTCAACATTACTTAGCAACATGAGTGCGTTGGATGCTGCTAATCAAGAAAGAAGGTTCTTGATGCGTTTTAACAAATACTATGCTCTCTTTTTACTTTACATACTTACATTGGCATTAATATTTATCTTTTATTTAATAACAAAAGATAAAACAAACACTTCAATAACACTAACCAATATAAAATCAGTGATTGGGCACTCAATTGCTTTCCTGACTTGCTTCTCATTTATTCAGTCAACTTTTATTCCGCTAAAAATAAAAGAGCTCTTTAAGGAGAAAAGAGAATTTAATAAGAAGTAAGCTAAACTTTCAACTTACTTCTCTTATGGTAGATTTGATTGTGTATATCAGAGCATATGTAGTACGCCGTCAATAAACCCCATTGCCGTTTGCAATTCCTTCCTGATGGTCCCGTCGCAACACTTCCGCTTCTTCGCAATGGTTCGCAATGAGATACCAATCACAAAGTGAGCAATAATCAACTCATACTCTTCTGGCTTATACTTCCGCAATCGCGCTACACATCCGTCAATAATGATACCTTCATCATCATTGCACTGAAGCCGTGACTTCTTTCCGTGTGGGAGCAGCCCTTTAAACCCAGCAGCGATTGGTTGCCAGTCGACGCCATTACCGTCAGCAGCAGCCCACGCGCCCCAGCGGTCTAATACTTCGTACATATCACGCATTATTCTGTGCTCCTGTTTTATTCACGTCGTCGCTGATGTGCATGCCCTGCGGGCTGAAGTGTTTGAGTGCTGATTCCAGTTTCATTGGATGGTGTCTCCTTTTTCGGCTGTGCCGAACCAGCCAGGGTGCGCCCACTGAACATTAGTTAATTCTTCACCGTCATCCCACAAGGCCAGACTGCGCATCACCATGTAATGCATAAGGGGCTTTTCATGGTAAAGAAGGTTATCCGGTAGCCCCTCCAGAAATTCATCAATGGCGTCGATAATGAATCCAAAACATTCCAGGTGTTCGCTGTTACTCATTGCGATTTCATGCGCTCGCTCCTGGAGTTCCATAAACCGCTGCTTAGTAAAGAGATACGACATTTCACGAATCAGACGGTCCATTTTAATACCTCGCTGCATTGCCGGCTTCCCACTCAATATCGAGTTCGCTTTGTTGCTCGCCAGCCAGATAGTTATACGGGCCTTTATCGCCCTCCAGAAACTGGTGTGACCGGGAGTCAAAGGTTGCCCCGATGTCACCTATCCACCCTTCCCCTTCTCGCTGCTTCAGCAGGCGGATCATTGACGCTGGCATCTGAATAGCGGTTTGTTCGTCCTTGTCCAGGCTTTCATACCCCATGCGCTCAGCTTTGCGCTGCGCCAGTTCGCGGGGGATGTTACGCCAGACGGCCATCACGTTGTCGGGCATGTCGGTTAATGCGCCAGTGCCTTTGACGTCCATTTTCCCCGTTGGCGCCGCTTCGTTGGTTTTGCGGGCGTGGGTGACAAGCAGTACATGGCAGTTATGCTCGTTTTTGAAGTCGCACAGGGTGTCGATGAATTCTTTCTGGCCGCCGTAGTCTTCCTCGTCGAGTCCGCATTTCGCCAGGTTGTCGATCACAAACAGGTCAATCCCATACCGGCGGCGGGCGTAGGCAAAAATTTCCAGCAGGCGTCCGGACTTCGCGGTACCGGTGAGCTTGAACACCCACAGACGATCGGAGAACCACTCATTCGTCATGACGATTTCTGCACGTTCTGGGGATTTTCTGCAGATTGTTTGCCGGGTCAGGCGGGCCAGCATTTTTCCGGGCTTCAGCTCAAGCGATGCAATGCAAACGCGTACGCCCTGGCTCATGGCGTCTACGGCAATATGCCCCACCAGTTCAGTTTTTCCGTGTCCGTTTACCCCGTTAACGAGGGTCAATTCACCGGCGCGGAACTTAAAATTGCTGTTTAATGACGCCCATGGGCTGGTGAACAGGCCAACATCGCGATGCTCAAACGCGTCAATGGTTTCCAGGAGAAGATCGCCAGCAGAGCATAATTCGTCAGGGTCGAAGAATTTCGCCGTACCCAGGCATTGCCAGACATCATCCTCGCTCATCCCGGCCATCAGACATTCGTTGATATCTTTATGCGGCAGCTCAACCAGACGACAACGATGCTCACCCAGGCGCCGGGCGATTTCTTTCGCAGCTTCGCGTCCAACTTCGTCATTGTCCAGACTGAGCCAGATTTCGTCGAAGCGGTCCAGGTTGTGATACTCGTACTCGATCCACTGCTGTTTGGCTCCTTTCCCTCCGCCGAACGGCACCGACAGAGCACTAATGCCCAGTTGCGAGTAGGTCATACAGTCGATCTCCCCTTCGCACAACACGACAGCGCGGGCTTTGGCATCCATAGCCTGCCAGCCAAACAGGCTTGGCTCACAGTCAGCCTCAGCCATAATGAGCTTTTTCCCGCTAGGACGTTCGATACCGATCCGCTTCACCTGCAGCAGTTCGCCGTTGCGGATGTACGGGAACGCCACCGCCGCCACTTCGCGGTTTTCATCGTGATACCAGACCACCGCATCAGAAACGCGGAACTGGTCAGCAGTCTCGCGAGTGATTCCACGCGAGGCCAGATAGTCGTAGCAATGGTTCGCTTTTTTTACGCCCTTTTTCGTCGGCCGGGAGAATGTTTTTTTCTTGGCCTCGAAGTGATGATCGTCATCTTTCAGGCCCAAGAATTCTTTAGCCTCCCGCATGGCGTCATGCAGCTGGCAGTTGCGCACCAGCACCCATAAATCGAGCAGATCGCCGCTGTCACCGCTGGCAAAATCTGACCACGCCTTTTTCCCGCTCAGGTTAATTTTCAGGCTCTTGCCAGAATCGCCATTGGTGTTACCCGCGCACCACTCTTTCCCTTCCAGATGCCCGCGAGGCAGCAGATATTTCGCCACCCTTTCGGCGTTGTCCCACAGTTTTTCGGATAGTTCAGCCGGGCCCATTAGATACTCCGTAAATCGAATTTGATAAAACACCATGTCACGAATCCCTCGCGCAGAAAGCCGCGGTTAAAACCGGCAACCAGCATGCGTTTCAGGATGATTTTCATGGGCGGTTAGCTCCGCGCTTAAGGCGGTCAATAGCGGCCTGATTGATAAACACCTCTGCGGAACCGTCGTTGGACTGCGTGTACCAAGTATTTCCCGCGCCATTACCCACGCTGGTCGAAATGACCTCTGGCGCTGGCGGTTGATTGGGCACGCGTTCAGGAAAAAGCCCCTGCCATCCACCAGCAATAGAGCGACGGATCACCTCATCGGCGTTCTGGTGGCCAGCGAGTTGCTTAGCCTGGTATGTGCAGGTTGTTTCGGTCAGGGGTTTTCGGGTTTCCCGCCGGAACTTAACCCAGTCCTGCCAGACTTCATCACTGACGTTTTCAGGTTTTAGCCTTGCAGGGTCGAATGACGTTTTTTTCTGGCGCTTTGCGCGCGCTTCTTGTGGTTCATGATCTTTTACTTGTGGATCAGGTTTTAAACCTTGTGGATCATGTCCTCCAGATTCTGGAGGGTCAAAACGGTTGTTTTTGCCAGATTCCGAAGGGTCAAGTGCGCTTGAGCCTCTCATATCTGACGCGTCAGATTCTGACTGTTCAAAATCCGAAGCGTCAGATTCTGGAGGGTCAAACCGGTTGTTTTTGATACGTTCCAGCCGAAGGAACGCTCTTTGCTGAAGTGCGATTTCTTCCAGTTTCTCAACGTTGAGATGGTACATATTTGAAGTATTGCGGTTACCGTTTCGACGATTCTCTCGCCGCAGCCATCCCTCTGCTTCCAGCTCCGACAAGGCTGTTCGGATAGTGCTTTCTCCGGCGCCTATCTGACGTGATATTGTTTTGACGCCGGGATAAGACGTGCCTTCATCACTGGAATAATCCGCAAGGCGCACCATGACCATAAGGCGTGTACCTTTGACCCCCGAGACAGCACAGGCATCCCACACATACCCCTGAATTTTGCTGCTCATGAAATTAACCTCTTGAAGTACTGTTGAAACTTCCAGACAGGTTGCATGCACTCATGCGGGTATCCCTGCCTGGTGAAATACACCTGTTGCTTCTCCCGGTTCCACCCAGTGACGTGCACGACAACACCTCGCGGATCGCGATAATCGATATCGAGTGCCTTAATCGGATCTAGTGACGTGTTAGCGCGTGACATGTCACACCTCTTCCACACGTGGCATTCCATCCAGCTTGCTTGGGTACAAGTCAGGACGAACCTCGTGGGGAGTAATGGACCAACCTACAAATTCGCAAAGTTTCAATACAAATCGAGCAGGGATTACAGATTTAGCAAACCATTGATTCACCGCCTGAGGCGTTACACCCAAGCCTTTTGCAATGGCTCTTTGGGAAGTAATGGCACACAATTTCATGCGAATGTCTTCTTTCATACCCCACCATCAAGTTAAACTTTATTGAAGAAGTCTATATCAAGATTTAATTAACATGCAAGAAGCAAAAACATGCGTTAAACTTGAAATCAAGCATTGCTTTAGGTGTTAGCTTTCAGGCTGGATGAAACTTTGGAGAGATAGCGTGGCCACGGCAAACATGATTCAAGAACTTCTGAAGGAAAAAGGATGGAGTAAAGCTGAGTTAGCCCGCCAGTTAGGGGTTAGCACGCAGACGGTTGTTTACTGGACAAAAGGGACCACCGTCCCAAGGGGTAAGAGATTAGCCCAACTTTCTGAAATCAGTGGTTATTCGCAATCATGGTTTCTAGGGGAGGGGCAACCCGCGTCCTTCCCTTCATCCGTTCAAAAAGAAGACACGGATAGCGTAAAATTTAAAGTATTAGATATCGAATTTAGTTGCGGTGATGGTGCCAGTGTGAGGGGCGACTTCATTGATGTAGTGCGTTCCATAGAGTTAGATCCAGAGTATGCCCGTCAAGTTGTAGGTAATAGACCTTTTAAGAATATTGAAATAGGTAATGCCAGAGGTGACAGTATGTCACCGACGATAGCTCCGGGTGATTTGTTATTTTTAGATAAAACAATAACTTACTTTGATGGTGACGGGATTTACGCCTTTTGTTTCGAAGGTGAATGTTATGTAAAGAGACTGCAAAAAATAGGCAGCAAAATTGTAGTGCTATCTGATAACACTAATTATCAATCCTGGAGCATTGAGAAAGATGCTTTAGATATGCTCTACATCCAGTCAAAAGTTATCTCATCGGTTCCATTTAACATTAACAGATTCGGTTAATTATTGATTTATAACGGGCATTCGCCCGTTCTCCTTTTAAGTAACTACCCTCAATAAAAAAATAATCAAGTTTAACTTGACTATAAAAACCTATAAAGCTAACCTCTTTGCATCAAGTTTAACTTGATTAAGTAAGCAATCAATACTTACGTGAGGTGATCAATGAAAACTCCAGTCCAAATGCTTGAAGTGTTCGTATCAGACATAATCGAAAACACCGTGCTACTTGAAAATATTTATAAAAAAAGTAACGAAAATTACGAAACAGATTGCTCCTTAAATAGCCTCATTCGTTCGATGCAAAAGACTGTAGATAATATGAATGAATATATTAAAACTTACAGCAACGAGACCATTCACCACAAGCGAGCTGAGATCAAAAATGATCTTGCCGATGATATATTCGATGCGGTTCTTACTGCTAAAAAACTTGAGACAGTTACACAAACTTATAGTGAGTCTTATTTTACTAGTTATGATAATGACAATCCTTCGTGCCATATGTCTGCTGTGATTTGTGACTACGCACATAAACTTTGTAGTGACTTAAAAAGTATCGAAGAAAAGTTAAATTAACCACAAAGAGTTTATTAACACCTTAATCGGTGTGGAATCATTCATCCTAAAATTAGCAATGGGCTTATTAT